TGTTGGTGGTAAATATAAATTAGTAGTAGAAACAACAGGGTCATCTTCAATTACAATTACAGAAGATGATATAGTGGGTGGTTATACTTTATCTAGCCCAACAAAAAATTCTAAATACAATAGGGTTATATGTTCTTTTGTAGACCCAGATAGAAATTTTCAAGTTAATGAAGTTCAATTTCCACCAATAGATGATTCAGGATTAGATGTTGCAGATCGTCACGCAACTATGAAAGCAGTTGATGGTGGATTCTTACTAGAGGGAAGATTTGACCTAAAAACGATCACATCTCCATATCAAGCAGAAGAATTAGCAGAAATTATTTTAAGAAGATCAAGAGAAGCATTAGGTTTAACTATTAATGTTAGCTTTAGTGCTTATGATTTAGCCATAGGAGATATAGTAGGTGTTACGCATTCTTCTTTAGGTTTTTCAAATAAACAATTTAGAGTATTAGGAATTAATTTTAATCCTGATTTTACATTAGGTTTAGACTTAATGGAACACCAAGACGCACATTATACATTCGCAACTAAAACCCAAGTAGCATCAACACCATCTACTAATTTACCTAATCCATTTTCTATTCAACCACCAGCTAGTGTTACTTTAGATGATGAGTTAATTGAATATAATGATGGAACTGTAATTGTGGCTCTAAATGTATCAATAGGTGCTTCTCCTGATAGCTTTGTTGATTATTACCAAGTAGAGTACAAATTAAGTACAGACTCAGATTTTATAATTTATGCACAAGGCTCAGGATTAAATCATAGAGTCTTAAATGTAATTGACCAAAAAATTTATGATGTAAGAGTTAAAGCTGTTAATAGTTTAGGTGTATCATCAACTTATGTTACAGCACAAAGAACTATTGTAGGTGCGATTGAACCACCAGCAGATGTAACAGATTTTGCTTGTAATATTTTAGGACAAGAAGCACATTTAGGGTGGACACAAATACCTGATTTAGATTTAGCTTTTTATCAAATTAGATATTCAACACTTACAGATGGAACAGGAGATTGGGCAAACTCTGTATCTTTAGTAGAAAAAGTATCAAGACCAGCGACTTCAATTTCTGTACCAGCTAGACAAGGAACTTATTTAATTAAAGCAGTAGATAAACTAGGTAACTTTAGTTCTAATGCAACAGCTATTGTATCTAATGTTACAGGAGTACAAAACTTTAATGCAATAACTTCTGTATCTGAACACCCTGATTTTGATGGTACATTAACAGATACAGCAATAGTAGATGACACTTTAAGATTAGATTCATCTGAATTATTTGATTCAGCTTCAGGTAACTTTGATGCAGAAACAACTAGATTTTTTGATTCAGGTGTAACTAATGCAGACTTTAAAGCAACAGGTAATTACTTATTTGCAGATGTAGTTGATATAGGTGCTAAACATACTTGTAGATTAACAGCTACTTTAAAACAAACTTCTGATGACCCAGATGATTTATTTGATAATAGAACAGGATTGTTTGATGCACAAAATTCTAACTTTGATGGAGATACACCAGCTAACTCAAATGCTCATATTGAGATTGCAACAAGTGATGATAACTCTACATTTACTGATTTTCAAAATTTTGTAATTGGTAACTACACTGCTAGATTTTTTAAATTTAGAGTTGTTTTAACTTCTAGTGATTTAGCTTCAACTCCTGTTGTTCAAGAAGTGTCAATATCAATAGACATGGAAGATAGAATATTTAGTGGAAACGATATAGAATCTACTGCTGGAACTAAAACTGTTACATTTACAAATCCATATAAATCTGGTAGTTATGCTTTAGGAATTACAGGACAAGGAATGGCAACAGGAGATTTCTTTTTAGTAGAATCAAAAACTATTAATGGATTTAACGTAACATTTAAAAATTCAAGTGGTTCAGCAGTTAATAGAACATTTGATTTTATTGCAAAAGGATTTTAAAAGGAGTATAAAACATTATGGCTCAACACGATTATAACATAGCAAACGCATCATTTCCTACAGTTAGAACAGATATAAACAATGTTTTATCAGCAATTAATTCATCTAATTCAGGGTCATCAAGACCAAGTTCAGCGGTAGCTGGAACTATCTGGTTAGACACTTCAGGTGCGGCAACTGCCCAACTTTTAAAATTATATGATGGTGCGGCTGATATAACTTTAGCAACTGTTAATTTTACAGCTAACACAGTTGATTTTACAGACAGTTCAGTTTCAGTAGCTTTAGATGATGTTGCTTCAGGAGATGCCGCAGTTAATTTAGCAACTTCTTCAGGAAATATTACAATAGATGCACAAGCTGGAGATTCAGATATTATATTTAAAGGAACAGACTCTAGTTCAGATATTACAGCTTTAACATTAGATATGTCAGAAAAAGGTGCGGCAACCTTTAATGATAAAGTTGTAGCAGAGGGTGGACAATTAACAACAACAGGTAAAACCCTAGTATTAGGATTTTAATTAACAAGGAGAAAACATGGCAAGTGAATTATTAAAAGTATCTCATACAGCTGGAGTAACAAACTCTGAATCTGTTTTAATTAATGGAGTGAGTGGTCATACATATACTATTCTTTCTATTTTTGTAACAGAAACTGCTGGTGCGGCTGAAACTTTTGATCTTTACATTGATAATGATGGTGGTGGAACTGATTTTGAAATATTATCAGATCAGGCTCTTGGTGCAAATGAAACATTTGAACTAACTACTAAATTTGTTATCGAGGGAACAGATCATTTGTGTGCGGCAACTGCATCTTCAGCTAATGTAGATATAGTAGTAAGTTATTTAGATCAAACATTATAGGAATATAAATGAGTGGAATTGTAGCCTCAAATATTCTTGATAGTACAGGTATAGTTAAAGCACCAGCAAGTGGTGGTTGGACATTAATTTCTAAACAAACTGCAAGTAGTTCAGCAAATATATCTTTTACCTCTGGAATAGATTCTTCTTTTAAAGAGTATGTTTTTTATTTTAAAAATATTCATTCTGCTAATGATGATGTAACTTTTCATTTTCAAACATCAATTAATAGTGGCTCAAGTTATGGAGTAACATTGACAAGTACATCTTTTTTAGCTCGTCATCATGAAGATGATAGTGCAACTTTTTTAGGTTATCAATCATCAGATGATGAAGCACAAACAACAAATTTTAAAAAATTAGCTGGTGGTCATGGTGGTGGAAATGATGAAAGTTTAAGTGGTTATTTAACATTATTTAATCCATCATCAACTACATTTGTAAAACATTTTATGTCTAATGTTAATTCTTATCACGCATCTGATATATCTATAAATTGGTATCAAGCTGGATATTTTAACACTACATCTGCAATAAACGCAATACAATTTAAAATGAATTCTGGCAACATAGATGCTGGAGATATTTGCCTTTACGGATTAACATCATGACAGGTATAATTTCACAAAACTTAGGCAGACCATCTGGACTTATAAAAGCAACTGCTGGTGCTGGTGCATGGACTTTAATTAAATCACTAACTGCAAGTGGTTCAGGAACTTTATCATTTGTACATGGTAGTTCAGATGTAGTCTTGGATAGCACATTTCCTATTTATGTTTTTAAGTTTATAAATATTCACCCAGCTTCTGATAGAGAAAGTTTTATGATGAATATGAGTATAGATAGTGGCAGTAATTATAATGTTACAAAAACGACATCATGTTTTTTAAACTATCATGCTGAAACTGAATTTACTCCACCACCTTTAGAATATAGAGCAGATTTAGATTTAGCACAATCAACAGCATTTCAAAATTTAGGTAGTGGTCTTGGAAATGGTAATGATGAAAGTTTGTCTGGAGATTTTTATTTATTTGACCCATCTAGTACAACATTTGCTAAACATTTTTTAATCACTACTCAAATGCTTGAGGGACAAGATATGTCATTTAACAGTTACATAAGTGGGTATGGAAATACCACATCAGCAGTTGACGCAGTTCAATTTAAAATGTCATCTGGCAATATAGATTCTGGCACAATCAAACTCTATGGAATAAAGGATAGCTAATGAGTGGAATAATATCAGCAAATTCAAGCAGACACACAGGATTACTTAAAACAGTTGCGGCTGGTGGAACTTGGAATTTAATTGAAACTCAAACTGCATCAAGTTCATCTACAATAAGTTTTACATCTGGTATTGATAGCACCTATGATGAGTATGTGTTTAAGTTTTATGATATTCACCCAGCTACTAATAGCACATATTTTCAAGTTAATTTATCTATTGATGGTGGGAGTAATTATAATGTTACAAAAACTACAACTTATTTTCATGCTTATAATGCAGAAAATGATTCTTCTAACAATTTAAATTATGATACAGCAAGAGATTTAGCACAATCTACTTCTTTTCAAGATATAAGTTATCAAACAGGAAATGGAAATGATGAATCTGCTAGTGGAACTTTTAAAATTTTTTCGCCAAGCAGTACTGTTTTTGTAAAACACTTTATATCAAGCATACAATCTTATAGTGATGTTTCAAGTACAGATTATTCAATAAACACTTTTGTAGCTGGATATGGAAATACAACATCAGCAATTAATGCAGTTCAGTTTAAAATGTCATCAGGTAATATTGATAGTGGAGTAATAAAATTATATGGAATATCTTGATAAAATTAATAAAAAGGAGTATATAAAACTATGCCTAGACACCATTTAATTAACGGAATACAAGTTCCTTTTACTGCTGAAGAAGAAGCGGCTAGAGATGCAGAAGAAACTGCTTATGCAAATCAAGCACCAGCTAGAGCATTACAAACATTAAGACAAAAAAGAAATAGATTACTTGCTGAAACAGATTATTTAGCTTTATCAGATAATACTTTATCATCTGACATGACCACTTATAGACAAGCATTAAGAGATTTACCAACAGGAAAAGATACAGTTGCTAAATGTGAAAATGCCACTTGGCCTACGAAACCATAAAATCTTTAAATCTCAAAAGGAGATAATTATGAAATTATCTAAACATTTTACATTAGAAGAATTTGAAAAAAGCCAAACTGCTACAAGAAAAGGCATAAAGAATAAAGCTGGTAGTGGAGAGATAAAAAACTTAGGCGATCTTTGTTATGAAATACTTGAGCCTGTAAGAGTTAAGTTTGATAAGCCTGTTACAATTACATCTGGATATAGAAGCCCAGAATTATCAGAAGCAATAGGTTCAAAAGCAACATCACAACATTGTTTAGGAGAAGCCGCAGATTTTGAAATAGCTGGTGTATCAAATCTTGAAGTAGCTTTGTGGATTCAAAACCATTGTGATTTTGACCAATTAATATTAGAATTTTGGAAAGATGGAGAACCTAATAGTGGTTGGATTCATTGTTCTTATAAAGATGGCTCTAATAGAAAACAAGTTTTGACATATGATGGTTCATCTTATAATAATGGATTAGCAGACACTAAATGGTCTGGTGGAAAGATGAGTAATTAATATGGCTAAAAAAAAGAAAACTAAAAAAGTTCCTAAAGGTTATCACAGAATGCCAAATGGCAAACTGATGAAAGATTCAGCTATGAAAAAAAGAAAGAAAAAATACTAATGGCTATGAAGAAACCTATATATGCTAAAGCTAGACCAAAGAAATTAGGGAAACCAAAATCTTTTAACAAGAAGTCTAAAGCATATAAAGCTGTAAAAAGAAAAGCAGATAAGAAGTTTGGCAAAAAGGTTTCTTTATATAAAAACATATTCATCTCACAAGGCATCAAAAAGTATAAGCCAAGAAAGAAAAAGTAATGGCTAAACCAAACGCATTACAAAAAATAGAATCACACGAAAAACTTTGTCGTATCATGCAAAAACTAACTCACGATAAAATCCACTCAATAGAAGAAAGAGTAAAACGATTAGAAAAAATTTTACTAATTTCTACTGGCTCACTTATAAGTGCTATGGGCTATGTAATATTTACATTATTATCAAAATAAGGTACAAGTTATGCTTGTATGAAGAATAAAAAAATACTTGTCATTTCTGATATGCACCTACCTTATCAACATAAGGATTCAATAACATTTTTAAAAGAAATAAAAAAAGAATTTAAACCAGATAGAATAGTAAACATTGGCGACCTATTAGACTTTCATGCTATATCTATGCACGAACATAATCCTGATTTGTACTCGGCTGGTATGGAACTAGATAAGGCCAAAGAATACATACAACAATTAGAAGCAATATTTCCAGAAGTTACAGAAGTTGATAGTAACCATTCAAGTTTAGTTTATAGACGAGCATTAAAATATGGAATGTCTAAACAATTCTTAAAACCTTATGGAGATTTTTTAGGTACTAGAAAATGGAAGTGGGTAGATGATTTAACTCTTACAATGTCTAATGG